CAGCATGGACACTGCTAACCTGCAATACCAAATCCCCCTCTCCACTAAATAGGGAAGCTTCAGCTACTACACCCCCTCCTATTCCTATATACCTGCCCGTAGCTAATCTACCCGCCTGTAATACTGATAACCCGTACTGACTATAATTAACAGTGGAAAGCAAAGGACTCCGGACTCCATCACTATCTGTCCAGTACAGGTTATCTCCATCATTCTCAATCGCCCCTGATACTGTACTGCTTAGTAATGTCCCTGGTGTTACTCTTAATGGAGCTAGACTAGCTGACCCAGGAGCAATATCCATCTTGGCTAGCCCGGTAAAGTAAGTGTACCCTACCGAAACACGCCCACGCAATAATAAATCAGAATACTGCTGCAGTATTGCCATTGTCTCCTATACCCTTTCTGCTCATCTCACTTTTAACAAACACTACACGCTTTCCCCCAAGTAAAATACGCTTTTATTCAAGAGGGATGTCGGCTAACTCCATTCCATACCTATCAGGCATACCTTAATGTACTTACCCGCAAGCGGTGCTGCACTCGAAAGCACAACTGTTGTTGAACTAATAGTAATCCCAAAGTCAGCACGCTCATACGACCCAGCTGTATCAGTATCCGAAACCCAGCATCCTACCATTAAATCCTCCGTCCCCAGATTATGCGTCAGTGTATAATCATTATTCACACTCCAATCGGTAATCTTGAACTTCTTTCCGACCGGAACTGTAAATGCCTTACGTGCATTAGCTGCTGTCGTTTGTCCTGTACCACCTTGACTTATCCCCACGGTAAAAGGAAGTGAACCCAGGCATGTAACCACCCCGCTTGAATTGACTCCTATCACTGTACTGCTCTGCATGGTCAACCATGAGACTGCTGTGGAAGGCGAACCTGTCAGGATTGAATTGACCGACGGAGGCGCTAAAAACCCTGCTGAGTTTGCAGTAATACCTACCATTACCCCAAATGCTGTTGCAGTTGAAGGCATCGAATAACTTGCAAACACAGGTGCATTCGTGCTTGTCCTACCTAACAACGGTGCATAGTCATACGCTGCCTGAGCTGTTATCCCCAGTGCACTTGCCGACAACTTATACACAACACCATTCACAGCTCCCTTGCCTGCACCATCTACCAGGTCTGCTCCTGTGCCACCTGACTTTAACGGAACGATACTTACCCAGCCTGGTAACCCACCTGTCCCGGCCATCAAAACATCCCCGGAAGTACCCACCGCCGTACTGCTAAATGCACCCGTTCCATTACCAAATGGTATTTTATTCGCTGCAAGTGTTGTCAGTCCTGTACCACCATGTGCTACTCCTAAAACATCAGTCGATATTAAATTGGAGAAGTCTGTAAATGCAAGCTTACGACGGACAGTTGAGTTATCTGTCCAATATAAAGATGCTGTGTCAGCCTCAAGAGCTCCTTTGACAGCTGTGGTTAAAACTCCCGCCCCAGTAATTATCATTGGAGCCTTTGTAGTCGATCCCGCAGCAATAGTCATATACCCACTTGCACTTACTGTAGACGTTCCAATACCTACCCCTGCTCCAACTAAACTGATTGTACCTGTACCCTTTGCATTCAGCTTCAGAGATAGATTCGCTCCTGAACCCAGTGCATCAACCGAAATAGTACTTGCATCTGGTAATGATACCAGACCATACACTGTCCCCGACCCAATCTGAAGACCATTCGCCCCAACAGAAGGCATTGTAACTGAGCCATTTGGCTCAATAGTCATATACTTAGTAAGTGCGGTAGCTCCCGTAGTTGCCTTCCCAGCAATGTACCATCTTCCAATTGCCCCGGAGCTAACACTCATAACCTCCCCACCTACAGCGATAAACTTATATGCTGCGGTAGTGCCACCTGAGCTATATACAATCTCACTGCCTGCACCAACTGTTGTTGAGTCATTCTGTAGAGTCAATACATTCGACTTCGCCCCTAGCGTTGTGGAGTTACCTGTTACCTTAACATGTAATGATGTGGACGCTTCAAACGTTGCAGCTGCAATCCCTACATTTGCATGGAGAAACACTGACTTACCCGCTGCATGTAAGAAGTTAAGTGTATCAGACCCTGTAATACTACCATTACTACTCCCTGTACCACCATTTGCAATCGGAAGGATTCCTGTAATCTGCCCTACTGGAATAGAAGCATCTGAATAGGTTATCCCTGTAACACGGCCATAAGTATCAGCTGTAACCGCTGTTACCTTAGCTGCTCCTGCTGCACCCGTTGTCGTAACGGTCACAGTAGCAAGACCAACCCCAGCAGAGGTTACTGAAATCTCTCCTGATACACCTTTCACACTCATGGTGTTTCCAGACCGAATCAGTCCATTCCCCGCAATCATCTTTGAGACTGCATACGACTGCACCCAGGATTGATTCTCTGTTCCTACTGCAATTGCACCTCCTGTACCACTCCCTGATAAGTTCTGGACAAATCCACAGCTACCCCAATCAGTTCCAAACTGTACATACGTTGTGCTTCCGGGAAATATCTCTCCTGTCGTATCCTCATCCGCTGACCGTGTCATAGAAGGTGTACCAAGATATACAGATAATACCCAGTCATAGATACCATTCTGTTTTGGGTCTGTCTGATCCTTCACCAGCACCCTATATGCCACCCCTGCCTCAGACAACGTAATCCCGTCAAAGGTAGATGGTGGAGAAGATATGTCTATATTCCCTGTTGTCGCAACATAACAAGGCTCATGGATATCCACATTACCACTAAACCATGCCTTTAACGTAGAATAGTTGACTGCATCTGTATCAGCCACAGGATCGCTCAAGGAGACAATCCGCTTACTCCCCATGTTAAGGTTGCCTGCGTCAGCACCCGTTGTAATGCTCAGTCCACTTACAGATAAAACACCCGTGTTACTTGTATATGTCAGCCTGTTTGCCGTACCCGTTGCGAGCTTACTCCACGCAATAGCTGCATTGGTATCAACATTGACATCCTTAAGATTCTTAACCGAAAGAAAGTAATCAGTATTAAGACCATCTACAACTGACCTGACATTGATTGCATTATTAGTTTCAGTCGTGTCAGACGCAACCGACACCGTAGCACCACCTGCATCCAGCCGAATCCAGTTAGCTACATCACCTGTCTTGGCATCACAATAATACAAACCACCATCGGTCTGGTTAAAACACATCTGACCTCTGAATGCTGAGTCTCCCTGTGGAAAACTTGCACTACTGGCAACTGGATGTATAACAGGATTGTGTAACTCGGCACCGCCAAGAAACTCAATGTTCTGATAATAAGATATTGCACTCATACTTTACCATTCTAAACTACATACACATAACCTCGCAATGGAATCTTGAACTTAATCTGGAAACTGTTATCGTCAATTACTTCCACTGCTGCATATATTTGACTCTTCTGCTCATTGTAAACTGACACCGATACATCTCTACCCAGATTATGTGTTACCAGCCATGTATCCTGCGAAGTGTAAAAGTTGTACCGTAACGGCACCGCCTTCGTATCCGCATATTGCTTTGTCGCAACATGTGAATCCTCAACAGGCTCTTCCAAAACAGAAACATTCCCAGAAAACACCGCTCCTGATAACGCTGCATAGTTGGTAAAGTTATCCAGAAGGTACTCGTCATTCTCAAGCAACTCAGCAGCTGTCCGGTTAGCCGTACCCAACGGGCTCTCTGGAGATACAAACTCTCCAATACCCGTTGCACGCTCCCCATCATATACATAAGATAATATCTCATGCCAAGTTGCCATCATTCCTCCTGCGCTTACCTAACTTCTCAAGCATCCATGCAGCTATACCCTCATCCAACCTCGATACACCCGTTACAAGTGATACGAGACTCCCCATATCACTCTTACACTCGTACAACTCCCAAAACGCTCCGCACATGCGCAACAATAACACTCTCTTAACTGACCCTACTCCACTCCCCTCTACTATTTTACATACCCTACGCCACTCGCCTGGATTAAATACAAGGCAATCCCCACGCCGACGTAGCATCCCAAACTTATCCCGTAGATAAGATAAGTCAGTTGATTCAAACAAACTAATAGGTACTCGCATTCTTACTCACACACAGTGATTAAAACACGATTGTCCACTCAAACGTAATCTGCCGGGTACTGTTCTTAATCAAAGCCGGGAACGTTTCCCTTGCGAACATTACACTCCCAGAAGTGAATAAACCCGCCTCAGTATATGCAACAGCTCCAGTACCGTTACCCTCTTCCTTACCCAGTACAAACGAGAACTTAACCTCATTCTCATCGCCAACAGGCTGGTACACCCTCCCCGCCGGGGGCTGTACACTCACAAAAGGTTCCTCCAGAGTTGTATCACTCCGGGAAGGTGCAATTGGGGTCAATATATCCACACCATGCCCACCTGTACCCAGCTGCAGTTTATATATCACGTTGGCTGTAGGCGCTTCCGCAAGCAAGTGTGCCATGACCTTTCTTGCACCATACACTATAATGTTATGGTCATTAAAATGCACGTACTCACCCCTCTCTTCATCCTGTACAGTAATCTTCACATTACCCCGGATCACAACATCATTATTCACACTGTTAGTCATGTTCTGACCATTCATATCATTACTATTTATTTCATCTCTCATATCTAAAAAACCTATTCACTTAAAACTCTAAACTCGGTCCATTCACCATAAAAGAACTCGCCCCAGGATAAGTCAGGACTCCACTCTGCACCCTCGTTAATATAGACACAAAGGTACCGATCCAAGTCCGTATTTACATCCACAAGCTGGTCCACAGTATCAATAGCACTCAGTGTATCTACTGCACTACCGCTATCCCTGAATGTATCCTGACCCATATCAATCAGAATACCGTTATCTGTAATGGCGTCGACATTCTCCCAGAACTCACCATTCTCCACTCCACCCGCTATAACATCCGCACCAATGTCTTCATCTTCATAAGCTAAAACGTCTTCTATGGCCTGTTCAATCTCAGGCCATTGGAATGAATCATGTACCCAGCTAAAAGTAGTATCAATAAACCCTGAATCACGACTCGGGTTCCAGCTATCTATCTTTAATTGATTGATATCAATAAAATCTATCACATCTTCCCAACTACGGATTTGTTCCTGGAACGAATCTTCAAACTCTATCCCATCCCCAATCAGGAAGCTCGCACTGTACGATACTCTATCCTCAAGAACTGTCTCATAACTGACAGGAGCGAAATGATCAGAATTCATCCACGGGTAGATATCCTCAAACACTTCCAGACCGTCAAACCTGAACCTGTCATAAGGTCTTCCCTTCCCAAACGAGTCACTCGGCTTAACCGTGAACGCTGCCTCTGTTCTATCCTCAATCCCCGTAATAACCGACCGGACAGTACGTACCCAACTGAATGTTGCGTTCAAACAAATCCAGAAGAAGTACCGCATGATATCTGCAATACGATCCTCAGTCGCACTTGACAGATACACGCCAAGGGGTACTTTTACTCTGATATATACTGAGCACGCTTCCATCGGTCCAGGTAAGCCATACATGGACGGATCACGATTGACCTGCTGCCAGTCAAACACCTCCGCACCTAAGCTCTGACCGTTCACAGAAAGGAAACTTAACATGTATTGTAGCCCACGCCGTGTACCTTTCAAGTTGTACATGTTCGCTGCTATCAGTGTCAGACTCTCCTTATTCTCCTGTGCAAGGTCCAACGAAGAGAACATCTCGTCTGTCAGTAGCTTAGTAAAATACTCCTCATCAAAGTGCAGTGACTTACCATCAGCCAGGTTATCCACCTTAATCATATTCTGTATATGATTATTAGCTACCAAATAATCCAGTAGCTCAGCTGTCTTTTCAAACAATGGATGTTCTCTAATTGCTTTTGGAAGAAAATCTTGTGTCTCCCACCAGTCTGTTACTGTAGCGACAAACTTCTGCTTCCCATACCGAACCGGAGTTAAAGAAGTGAAACAGGATACATCCTCGCCTACTCCCATTACTATCCCATCCCCAATCGCCACTGAATATAAATCCGGGAAAGGTGTCTCAACAGCATCCTCAATACTTTTCCATTGTGAGAAAAAATACTCAGGTGTATCAAACATGACTATGGTATTATTCCGCCCCACCGCCAGCATGTACCCTACCTCATCAATACCCAGAAGATTACCCCTGCCACGTTTAACATAATGATGCTCCCACTCACCGTCAATATCACCTGTCAATACGACTGTTGCACTCTTATCTTCTACGTATACATATGATGCACCGTTGTAATGTAACTTCTCAACTTCACCCACTGCTGCCCAGCCTGAGTTCTCACTATATGCAATATCAGTTATCTTCCTCAGCCTATACTCAGGAGATGCAATACCCGGATTTCGCATCGCAAGGCAACGTGCATTATTGATAGATTTCCATACAGGTGTATATTCTACAAGATTACTTCCCGTCACACTATGCCAACTATCAAAGCACGCATAGATAAGTTCATACTGGGGCTGTAAAGCATGCTGAGCTAACTCGTCCCTATATAGGTAATCTGAACCCGCAGTAACATATCTACCCCCAGCATACTTAACACTCTGTAAAATACACCTGCCCTTCTCGCCTACCAGATTCATGGTGGCTTCAAGCTTCCAATGCTCTCCATCCATTGAAGAATAGATACTACCCTTCTCGCCTACAGCAACAAACCTGGCTGTGTTCTGATCCACACCATTCCCGTGACCAAAACATACATCAAAGAGCTCGTTAAAAGGTTTACCCTCTACAAGTACACCATCAACTATCTGATCTTCAGTCTTATCAATCCGCTTCCACCACTTCCCGCTATCATAAGATACGTAAACTAACCCATACTTACTATTTACAAGATGGATTCTCGTTACCAGTACCATGACAGGTGTTCCATCCCGGAGTGAACCTTTCGTGATTGACATTACATCACCTCGAATGGCAGACTCACCAATCACATCGGCATGATGCCATTCCCATTGGTTAAACTCCTTGTATGGATCAGCCAGAGAAAGCATCAAACCGCCATCTGAATAACATACCCAGAAGTATCCTGCCATGTGCTTTACACAATGTATCTTCGTATCTTCGGGATGGGTTCCCTGCCATTCATCTTTCTCTCCCACCCGGATAAAATCTAATGCACCCACATAATCCATCGTGAGCTTATCCGATACATAAAGCTGTAACCGGGCTGTACCTACTACATCCTTCTCAGGCACTAACTGAAATGCTCTTGTGCTCCCGTTTAATTCAAAGACCTGCTCAGCTCCGGTGGATTGATAAGTGGACTCCCATCGCTTGAACCCTTTTATACCTGTGAATGTTTCCCCATCACGAATAACCCGTGTGGAATAGATTATCTCTTTCCCACCCGAGACCTGGTACTGTAACCCCTCCTTAATCCCACCATTCGCAATAGGTAAAATCGGCCTGCAATAGTTTACCCCTGAACTCTTGACAATATCCTCATCAGAAGAGACTATCTCGAAATTCAAATCCTTTGTTGCACTCTCCTCATCAGCAAGTTTAAACTCGACCACCTTCGATATACCATTCTTCGGGATGATAATATCCGGGATAGGAGTAAAGCTGGGCTTGTTATCCACACGCCTGTAAATAATCTCTACATTCGGATCACCTACAATAGGATCATAGTTTAATGGATCACTCCGTACCTCTGTATCAACCACATTCCTATCTACAATGACTATCTTGATTCGTGCTGCTCCAAACCGCTCAGTCAACGGTAGGCACCTGACCAGTATCTGCTGATAGGTATACCCTTTAATATCCGCTATACCGCCCTCAGCATCCGTAACCTTCTCCCAAGATAACCGCCCATCAGTAATCAGCCGATGCCCGAATACATGTCGCCCGGACATCTCCCTGCTCTCATACTGGCTGGTTACGTTTAACTCAAGCGAGAGCTTAGCAAACCCTGCTACACCTGGAACCTGCTGGCTTCGTACCCAGACATGGAATACTAGCTCTTCATTCTCAAGACCACGATGCTGGAATATCTCTCCTTCATCAATATAAAATAACGGTTTAGCTGGCATATCTTATCTTAAACTTCTCCGGCTTCGCTGTAGTATCCTTTATAACTATCAGGTTCCATACCGATATAAAGCTTTGTATCACTCGTAATCGAAAGGTCTAAAGGCGCAATATAATGTAACTTATCCCCATACACAGCTTGGCGGATTATCATGTCCACATAAGCTCCAGTATCAAACCCCAGATATTCATTATACGCTAATTCTTTATCCTTAGTCGGCCATTGCAGGTATACACGCTTGACTCCTGTTATCTGCGACACCTCGCTCACTACTTCACCCGGTCTGAACGTCACACCCATCTGATATACCTTACTCTTTACAATACGGGTAACCTCTTCTTCAAGCTCAGATACCGTAACTGTATCATCCACCACAATCGTCATTTTAACCTGGAGGATAATCTTAACCGGATCAATCAGATCAATCACCTCACCTACTACCCTATACTCATCCAGATATGTCAGTATGTTCCGCTGCTCCCGTGTCCCAAAACTATCTATAACCTCATTTGTATCCCACATCATCCAGCACCCACCAGTACCTGCAGTCTGTCGTGCATTAAAGTAAAGGTAGTTTCCGTACAAGTCTTTCAACCGATACTTTCTTGGGTCGTCTGTTGCTTCAACTTTAAATGTAGGTCCATCACCATTCGGGGAATATCCCCAGTGTGAATAACACATCAAAGGCAGACATAAGGGTATAAACGTATCACCTACAACTGCTCTTGCCCACGGTTTATTCCAGTCATTCAAGTTATACATACCCGGATCGTGAAGTGGACCGTGATTGGCTTCAGGCTGATTCAGATAATCGTTCATAGCCGGATCAACCCCAGTAAATCGTACCTTCTTTCCTGAAAGTAGATTCACTGCTGTGTCCAGCGTTACCTCACCCGTATCCAAGTCCCAGTTAGTGACAAGAGCACTTCGTACCTCTGCATCCCACGAAAGACTTACTGTCCCCGCTGTATTGAACTCAACCCCGTCAAATACATACTTACTAAATACAACCTCTTCACCTACTGAAGAGCCAGGTGCAGGTGTTACAGTACGTAACTTAAAGTCTGTTGCACTTCCAGCCACACGCTCCACAATCCATTCAGCCATATTATTCTTTAGTAGCGTGCTCATTAAGGGCTCAGGAAAACATAACCCATCCGGGATACGCTGGAGCGCTCCATTCCAGACAAACCTAACTCGCATCCCATCCAGTAAATTGATATCTGAAACAGTACGAATCGTACTGGCGTCAATGTCCCACTCTGCTACCACAGATGTTCTGCACCTCCCACCTATCTCCCTATCCGCAGCAAGGTATTCCTTCTTACACACCTTCAGTGTCCCTACATACTCCGGGTCATCCTCTCCCGTATAAGTAATAGCTTTCCCGTTAAGTAACGGGTAATCTTCACTGTCTAAATTGACCAATAGGAAACTGGCCGGGATAATCTCATCCTCAATCGGATCGTACATCCTGTCATTCAGTACCTTTATCTTGTAGTATACTGGGTATTCAGAAACACTTGCTGGCATTTCACTCTCTCCTGTATCATCAGGGTATAGCCTGAGCACCACGAGCTCATCAGTCACATAATCGCCCAGGTCGCCATTCTCAGTCAGCGTATACTTCAGTGTCGCAATAGCGTTTCCTTCACCATCTACACCTAACCAATCAACTGTTTCAGAACTGATACCCTCTACAGAGCTGTCGTACTTTGTCACTGACGCAATTGTCATCTCACGCACTGACGCATTGATATAATGCTCATCAGAAAACAACGGACTCATCTCAACTATACAACATGAGGCTGTATCTGTTGTACTCGATTTACGTCTTACACCCGCTGAGATAATATCCGGATATGACATTAAAACGGATTTATGATCATCAGCTGTCAGCATCCTCCTGCGAGCAGCAAAGTACCCACTGGCAAGTGTCTTTATCTTATCATCCGTATCAGCATCATACCCTGGAACCAATACATCAATACTCTCAATGTTATTACTTAATAACTCTGTACCTGTTGCCCAGGATAATTCTGTCATTAAAGACTCTACTGAGATAGGAATTACTGGTCTGCCTATCGTAGACAGATAATCAAACACGCACACGTTACCCTTAGAAGGTCTAAACCCGAACTCACCATCCCCGAACACAAGCACGACACCGTCATACGTTGTACGGACTAACACCTTCGAGCTCGCTCCCGGCGGTGCCATCTCTTCTGCATATCGTACAGGTGTCAGGACCATTCTACCTTCACTGGCACTCTGTCGTATCCAGACCTGTAAATGACTCAGTGCATTATCGACTGAGTTATCTTCTACATATAACTTCAGGAAAGGTTTTGTCTCTTCAACATTAAACTCCTGCCTCTGCCAACCACCCAGGCATACGTCAAATACCCTACCTGCTATATCCCTCGGATTATAGTATGTATACTCAGATAACAGGACTACATCGTTCCCCTTATATGTAGCAACAGGTATAAACCTGGAACCCCAGCTGAATCCCTGACCTTCCCTTAAATTCAAGTCATCAAAGAAAGCATCCTGCCGGATACGTACACGAAACACAGGTGCAGTGCGCCTGTTGGCTTCATACCCAAGCATCCCAGCAATGTTATAGATACTACTCTTTAACCTGGCTGACTCTAAGTAGCTCTCCCTACGGCTTGCCATAGAATGAAAAGAGAGATATGCCCCTGTACCAGCCAACATCTCCAGAAACGTTGTGCCTGCTGAAGAGACATAAAAGTCTTTCCACTTGTTATAATCCGGCAGTGACTTTACATACCCCTTTAAATCTTTCAGGATTGAATCGAAAGATAAGCTCCTCAAGTTAATAGGTGAATCTGTCATACTTAAATCTATACTATGCTTTTAATACCCCTCTATACGATACTGTCCCAGGTATACCCACAATCGAAAATGCAAGTAACAAGTCCATCTGGTAATTATCGGGATTCTGGTCAACACTGGTTCGGTTATAATCTAAAACTAATCTCGTGTCCCATCGCTCAATGGCATCTACTATCCACTTCTCTACCATCGCTGCTGTACCCGCATCATTCAACTCAAACAGGAACCCACCCAGCTCACTCCCGAACTCAGGCCGGAAAAACCGCTCACCCTTCTCCGTCTGGAGAATGTTTCCTATGCTCTGGAATACTGCATCCACATCATACACCAGCTCACGCTCAAAGGGCGCAAGCTGATTCAAGTCTGAGTATGTCCCATATATATAGTTAGTCGCCATTTAAAATCTCGTCTTTTCCGAGCCATGTACTCCACATTGACTTCTCCCATTCCCAATAAGCTTTTCTCGCTTCCCAGTCAGGTAATGGCTCTCTATACCCGACCGTGTGATCACCATCCCTTACCTCTTCCCATGCCTTCTGCTTATCAATCTCACTCAGTAGCTCATACTCACTCACAGGAATAACAAACCGCTCCTTCAGTGTTCGCTCCGAAAGCACCTGCTCTAGTCTTGCAATAAGTTCTTCCATATCAATTTGCCCACACATCCGGACTATGCTGCAAACAACTGCTGCCACAACTCACGGGGTCTCCCATTCTCCCTCCCTGTAATCCATTCACATATACGTCTGGTGATCCAGCTGCAAGTACACCCCCATGACACGGTGGTGGACAACAGTGGGATGCCCAGCCGTCTGACTGACGATGCCACGGTATCCCATTCACATATACGTCAGGAGATGCCTGAACATTTGGCCTGCTAGGCCAACACCCGTGTCCAGTACACTTATCTCCTAATCGTACAACCTGTGGCATAATGCTCTACTCAATCTCCCGATTTGGTTCATCCTGCTTAGGTGTGCTTTCATGGTCAAGGTTATGATCAATTCGAGAACCGTCAAACTTCAACCTGCCTACCGTATTTAACTTACCTATACCACCACCTGATATCACTATGTTTCCACCTACATGCCACCTCAAGTTACCCTTTGTATAGATTGTCAAGTTCCCGTCTTTATCCATATCAAAGTAGCTGCCAGAAGGACCGTGTCGGACCTTTATGTAGCCCGCAGCCTTATCCACCTTAATATAGTTACCCGTCGAATCTCTAAACCCATAACTCTCTGGATAATCAGAGTCAAACCCAACCTGATGTGTTCCCTCAGACTGCCAGAACCCGGTGTACATTGGATGATACACGTCTCCATACGGGAACTGTACCTCAACCTCAGTCCCTATCTCCGGTACACTGAAACTGCTATTGTACGGCTGTGTATTCCCACCTCCACCTAATCCATACGGATTCCTAGGATATACCCAAGGCAGTACCTCCTTTGCACCCTCAAGCATCCCATTCACAACACACTTAATCCGTCCGAGCTTTCGAGGATCAATGTTATCTACCACAACACCCCTCTGTGGAATCTGAAGGTTATCTACCTTGCCAACCTGTTCTAAAAAGTTTACCAACATACTATCTCATCTCTCCCTTCCCACTGTTCAATGCCTCCCTATACAACTCTAACCCCATCGTAAATTGTCGATTAGATAGGTTCCTCACCACTTTCCCCACTACATACCGCCCTGAAAAGAACTCAATCACTTCTTCCTTCTTATCATCCTGACGCCGATCCAGGAATATAACACTGTCCAGGATATCCACATCAAAGTAATAATCCACTACTCGCACCATCAATTTCACTGACGATCCCGAAACCAGATATGACAAGTTTCTCATAAACGCAGCCCAGTAGTTATCATGGACGTTATCATTGATAAAAGATGCGTTATCAAATCTTGTCTTTACACCACTCGACCTGTTCAGTGTTCTCGCCTGAGCTAAAAATACCTCTGCCTGCTGGTTCTCAAACACTGTGTTTCCCATCTCCCAGTCAAAGAGCTTCTTATCCCTACCATATCCATACCATGAATTCATGAACCCACTCCGAACCTCAACATGATAATTACTCTGGTACGGTATATCCGTAGGCCCGTTCAACCCACTGTAGACAAGCCTCCAGTCAATCTCCTTTAGCTGACGGGTCGTCCTGATAATGAATCGTTTGTCCGCTGTGATACCTACCAACGGAACTGTGTCGGGGATATTTGAATGTAGCCAGACCTCATTGATAAACCGCTTATTCGTTATGCCCGGCTGTAACCATGTCATAGTATCCCGTGCAGTATTCCCATTCAGAACCACATCGAAGTATTCACCCCCAACCTCCTGAATTACATCCAATGACGTCTTATTCTGGTAATACCGACAGTAAGAGGTATTCAGCCAACCTACTGCATCCACTAGCCCAGACAGAAGGACTCTCCTAAAATCGTCCCCGTCCGGGTACGTATCCATTCTCAGTACCCTTAGTTCACAACTGCGCATGTGATCCTGGTCACGACCATAGGATACCTTCAGTACATTTCCCTCGTTAAAAACCTTTATGACATCTTCTTCAATCAGCTTTATCTCTAACCTGAAGCTCGGAAGTACGTTCCCTACCTCCTCAATTACTGTGAATGTCTCTACCTGCTCAGAAGATAAAAAATCGTCAAACTCGCCTATCGAAAATACAAACCTAAACTGACCCTTAATGTCTACCATTTACTGTAATCCTTAACAAAGTTTCTAAACGTACCTGTAGTATTCTTATACCTTTTCTCAAACCTATTCAATAACCCACCTATCACAGCTCCATTCACCTTCTGTGCCCGAAACCACATAACCTTATCTTCAGGATAAAAATAACATGGAATACGGTATCCTTTACATGCCTGTTCAATATCTAAAAGTAACCGCTCTGTACCCATTCTCCAACCTGAGACTTCACCCTCAAGCCATACATGGATTGACTTCACATTCTCTCGATTCATCGGGATCAAATCCAAGTCAGATATAATCCGCTCTTCATTCTCATCATGGAGACTTCCTACCTGTACTCCTACAGAACGATACTTCCCTGTATCAATCAACCTACGGGCATCTAACTCAATTACAACATCGAATAAAGAAGTTCTTACATACTCACCTGAATACTTCAATCTCATGCAAGAAAGAAAATACCTAAACCCGTGATTCACTTCCTTATCCTCTGTGGACCTCCCCGCATCTGACATTTGTATTACACCACTCCAAAGTATCTCCCGCAGGTTATTAGCCATTGTAGCATGATATAAAACAGACATGTGTCGCTCATTCAACATATACTACCGCTCTCCTTTCAATGAGAAGTTCAACTTCTCTAGTTCACCCAGACTGAAGTACCTGATAATGATTCCCTTCTTTGCATACTTATGACATGGCATGTAATTATACAACGCAAGTATCCACCAGTACTGTGTTGACCCGTATAACTTATACGATATATTGTCCAGACGCTCTTCATCGACAATAATCTGAACCTCCCCGGCAACCGGAAGTCTCTCAACCCCCTTAATAAAATCACTCGTCAGTATGTCGTACGAAAGTGCATCGGTGCTATACTCAACAAACTTCTTCGGATCGAACCTCGGGTTCGCATCAACGTTTAGATTTACACCGTAACTCATAATCAATAAACTCCTGCACTCGATTGTGGTGTTTCAAAAAACCGTGTATTCCCTCCTTCACTCCCTTCCATATCAGGCATTGCTGCTTTGGACTCACTATTTAGTGTATCCCCCCAAGCCGGATACTCATTCTGTGTACCCGCAGAAAGGTACTTAGGCGTTGGTAAAGCGCCACTACTCATCCACTGTTTTATCTCTGTAGACGAAATAGGACGGCATGAACTCAATGTTACTTGCCCAGAAGCATAAAGAGGTAACCCTGCAGGTGAACACTGCTTAGAGAAGCTGAAGTTGATATCATCAACCACAAAGATGGATGTACTCTTAAACCACTTCCCAATCAGTAACCGCATCACACCTTGTGGCTTTGAATAATTACCACGCTCATACCCCATAGGCGCAACCATAATGGTAACAAAGTTATCTACAACTGCTGCACCCAGTGTTTCTCGTCCGAACTCACCGAACACAGGATATATGGTCTCATACAATGCCCTGACCGGAACTCGCACGTCATCATTAGAAGAAGTTGAAACAAAGATAAGGGGTAGAGTAATCCTGAAGTTCTCTGAACCTTCCCAGTTCACCATCAGCGTCGCAGACGATTTTACCTGTCGGCTTTTCATGGTCATGTTACTCATACCCAGCCCAGACGTGAGCTGATTCCAGAATGTTGACCCTGCATTCAGGTACTTATTAGCCAGCTCCTGATACTTTGGATCATGTGCCTCGTTCCAATGACTACGGCCATCAACACGGATATCCTCAGTCAAGAAACCCTTCACGGTCCACTTATCGGAAACAATCAGTATCTGGTTATTCTCCGCCCCCAGTCCAAACATCAAGTCATCATATGATAAACCCATAATTTTCCTAACTAAAGTACCCCATATTAACTAACATAATACCCACGTCATCCAACCCCATCCTTGCATCTGAAACAGATACCCTACCACCGCCCCCTGTGTCATTACCACCTACAGTACTCCCTGTCCCTGCTAAACTACCCGCTGTCATGGCTGACTGTGCAATCTTATCCAGTACCTCTACATTCCGCTCTTCATTCTCCCTAACAATATCACTTGTCCCGTCCTGAATCTCGCCCCGAGATACAGACTCCTGCACTGCACCTGATATCTTATCAGGTATCAAATTCAAACTGTTAAGTGACTGACTAATCTCTCGAACACCACCTGATAGCCTACCAGAAACACCACCACTAACCATTCCACTCACTCTATCCCCAAGCATCCCTGTGTCCAACCCCTGTAGCATCCCACCCACACTGAAGTTACCTGATGTGATGTCACCCAGCTTACTTCCCTGTAGCATCCCTCCGATACTACCTCTAAGCTTGTCATTTATCTTTCCACTCACTCCACCCTGAAGCATCCCTGAGATACCTGATCTCCCACCAATGTCAGAAATCACCCCATCAATCCCTGCACCTAACCCAGGCATACTCACCCCGAGCTGCCCCTGTAAAAGGTTTCCAAACAATCCATGCCCGCCAAACACACCCATCTGAGGAGCAGGAATACCATCAATGTTCTTAGCCTCAATAGGACGATTACCCACCTGCACCCCATCAATGTTCTTAGATACCTGCTCACGATTCACCACAGGAACACCGTCTATATTCTCAGCCTGCTGCTCGTACAACCCAGCTGGAATACCATTGATTGACTTCTCAACCTGTTCATACTGCCCTGCTGGTATCCCATCCATCTCCTTAAATGGTATCTCACGATTCATTGCAGGAACACTATCAACACTTGTATATGGATGAAGTCCATATGCACTACCCATGCCAAATGACTGAACCTGATCAGATACACCTCCCACAAAAGGCGACGGGTACACTGCAGACTGAAACTCACCTGAATACGGCATGGCCGGACTCGCTGTGTATACCTTTGATGACTGTCTTGGACCTTCGACTGGAAGTAACCCTGCCCCAACACCACCTGCAGCAAGACCAATTGTACTCGCCCCAGCTGATAACCCATCCACCTTTCCAC